GCCTGTTCGGTAATATTGATCGCATCTTCCGGGATATCCCGATTAATGGCGGTATCATAAAAGGCATTATTCGAAGGCGAATATTTTTTCATTTAAATTCCTAACGCTATCCACCAGATGCCCTGCTGAGTAGTATCCGGGCCGCTGTTTGTAAGAGAGAAAGATGATTTATCGCGATATTGCACACCTACTGCGTATTCGCCTTTTGACGGAATTGAAGATCCCTTATTAGCAACAAGTGAAAATCCGGCACTTGGAAACGACACAGGAAGCGTAACGGTAGTGGTTGACTGCTGTGCAAAGGTGCCACTCCCCCATTGCAGGATCAGGCCGTTCGGGAATTTGCAGTACCCGTTACCGCTCTTAACGATTGAGAAGAAACTCATGTCAGGCAGCTGGCCGGTGCCATTACCTACGGTCTTTTTTGCCGCGTCGCCTAAACCGAGGTTTTTGAGAACGTCAGCAACCAGCCCGGCGTCTTTGATTTCAGCCAGGGCGCTTGCGATCTGCAGGTACTGGCTGTGTGGGTTTTTAGCATCGGTATGATTTTTCATTACGCTGTCAGCGTAAGCTTTCACCTCGATCACAGCATCATCAACATATTTACGCGTTGCCAGCACCACGGAGGGGTCAATCTTCAGGGTGATGGCATCGGTGCTGTTGATGATCAGAATCATGCGCACGGTCTGCGTGCGCCCGCTGCCTTCCTGCAATGCGGGCTTATAGGTTTCAGGTGTGTTGCATACCGCGATCAGCGTGCCATCAGCGTCAAACAACCCCATTTCCCTGATCCAGAATCCGCCCGACGTTTCGGGGATCACCTGTTCGGCAATCATCTGGCTGGCGTTGGCCGGGTCAATGCTCAGCGTGTTGATGGCTGCGCGGCGCACCTCGTTAACCAGCTTTGTCTGGCTGGCGTTCGGTGTCGGCAGCGTGCCCCCACCATCGCCCACGGCCATCTGCGTGATATTCAGTTTTGTACCAAGTGCGGCGGCGTTGGCAATCTTCGCCGCGCCCAGGTTGGTTACGATTGCATAGTATTTTTGTGCCATGGTCCCACTTCCATCAGATCAATAACGTGAACCGCCGCGCCGCCATAAACTGCGCCGCTGACGGAAATAAGTTCCGGGGTGTACGGGTAAACGGTCAGGTCATCACCGTCATAGCTGGCCGCCGCTATCCGCATTTCCCCACTCACCTGCAGGTTGATGGACATCCCCAGCAGGTGACGACTGCAAGGCTTCGCATCGCTGATCAGCCGCTCAAGTTCCTGATAAGTTTCTTCGGTTATGCCCTGGTCCTGCACGCCGATGTCCAGCCGGAACGTGCCCGGCGGCTCACTGGTTTTCCACCACTCAATAACCCGGATCAGGAAGCCGAACGGCTCCACCACGCGACGGATGGCGCTGATGGTGCCTTTGTGCTGATGGATGTAAAACGCATCGCTCACCACCTGCCGCTTAACGCTCTCCGCCCAAATTTCGTCCCATCGGTCCACCGAAAACGCCCAGGCCAGATATGGCAGAAAGCTTACCGGGCATGTGGCCGGGTTCCATAAGTCGCGCAGCGGCACGCTCAGCCCGGAAATGCCGCTGCAGGCTTCTGCCAGGCGGCGCTCCAGCGCAGACGAGCCGGGCGGCATCAGGCTGCTGTTGCTCATGTCACCCCCTGATCGCCCGCCACGGAAATGTCCGTGCCGGTGCAGTAGCCCGCCTGCGTGCGGTCCATGATGATGTCCTGCGCCGGTTCGGTGATTTCCACCCAGTCCACACCGGCCACGCGCATCACCGCCCCGTAGGACTCACGCCGCACGCTGCGGCCCAGCTTTTTCTGCTCGTTCAGGTAAGCGGCCAGCTTCGCGTTTGCCGCCTCAAGGCAGGGACCGGCGGCTACGCCGTCAAACAGATGTAGCCTGGCCTTCACGCTGTAGCTGCGAATAGTTGCACCCTGAACCGTCACGCGGTCGGCTACCGGGCGCACGCTGTCGGCGCTCAGCGCGGTGTTAACTGTGGTCAGCAAATCCGCTGCCGCCGTGCCGTCGCCCTCACGGCTCAGGACGGTGATCAGCACTGTCGCCGGTGACGGGCTGGTTGCAGACACGTCCTGCACCCGGCCATCGGCGCTTTTTGCGTGGAACTCATACGCGCCCGTCGGCCCGGCCACGCTCAGCCCCTCAAATGCTTCCGGCACGCGCACGCGCAGATCATCGTCCGATTCCATTACCGCATCCACCGGCGGCACCGCGTCGGGGTTCGCAGGGGTAACAGTCAGGCGCTGCACGTTGTTGCGGGCGGCCATCTGGTCCAGATCGCTGCCGATGGAGTAAGCCACCATTACCGCCTGCGCCGCCTCGTTAATGCGCTGGCGCAGCAGAATTTCCCGGTAGACGTTCTCCTGCAGGCTTTTAACAATCGGGTCAGACTCCAGCGCCAGCACGCGGCGCATGGCGGCCTGTTCATCCGCAGGATAAAGCGCAATCAGCGCCTCCTTGCGCTCAGCCAGCAGCGATTCAAAGTCCGGCACCTCAATAATCTGCGGCGCAGGCAGCTGAGAAAGATCAATTACCGCCACTGTTCACCCCCGTTGAAACCGTCAGAGAAAGCGGTGAGCCGTCGGCGCGCTGGCCGCTCAGATCAACCTGCATAGAGCCGTCCGCATTGCGCGTGATGTTTACCGAGGCCAGCCGGATGCGCGGCTCCCAGCGGCTCAGTGCGGTATAGGTGGCGGCCATTACCTGCAGTTCGGTGGCGTCGTTCTGCGGCCAGTCAATCATCGCGGACAACATCGAACCGTAATCACGCCGGGCAATGCGGCTGCCTTCCGGGGTGATCAGAATGTCGCGCACGCTCTGGCGGATGTGTTCGATGTCAGTAATGGCTTCGCCGGTGTCGCGGTTCATACCGAGATACATCATTGCGGACCTCCTGACGTGTCGCTGCCACTCTTCACCTTGAGGTGTAAGTGCTTATCAGCAATCACGCCGTTAGAACTCATTGAACCGCCGCCATGGGTAACATCGCCGTTCATCGTGGTGTCACCGTTAATCCGTGTCTGGCTGGCCTCTATCCCCAGCGCATCGGTGATCAGCTGAATGCCGTCTGCCGCTTCAATTCGCACGCTTCTGATGTTCTTTATCAGCAGCTGGCCGGTTTCCGGCTCGTACTGAAACCAGCCGCCGTCCTTAAATACGGTAGTGGTGCCGTCTTCCGAGTAGTCGGGCGGCGGGAAGGCTTCGGAATAGATGGCGGGCAGCGCAAAGGCAGTTTCGAGGTTGCCGCCAAGGCTCAGCAGCACAACCTGTTCCCCCACGGTGGGCTTCCACCATGTGCGTGTATTACCGGCGCGCAGGGTGAGCCAGTTAATCCAGTTGGTTTCGAGGTCGCCCGTTTTCACCCGGCATAGCCAGTTCACCGGGTCCACTTCGGATACGGTTCCGGTGCGGATCAAGTTGGTGATAAGGCGCATAATTTCGGTGAGTTTTGTATTCATGGCTACGATACTTGCATAACGCCGAAAGCTTATGTATGAATCTATTTTGTTTAATAGATGACACAATACTTAAAGATGAAGGGACCCTATGACAAGCGAAAAAACTTTCATTTCATATTGCTGGACCAGCCCTGAACATGAGACTTGGGTTTTGAATCTCGCAGAGGAACTTGTTTCAGCAGGAGTCGATGTAATACTGGATAAATGGGAGTTAAAAGAAGGTCACGACCTTATAGGTTTTATGGAACGGATGGTCACAGATGAAGCTGTAAAAAAAGTCATTATGATTTGTGACAAACTATATGCCGAAAAAGCGGATGGAAGGTCTGGAGGGGTAGGTACAGAAACTCAGATTATATCTCAAAAAGTATATGAAAATCAGAATCAAGATAAGTTTGTGGCTTTAATAGTTGAAAAAGGTGAAGATGGAAAGCCATATTTGCCAACTTATTATACTTCGCGGAAATACATTGACCTAAGTTCTGACTCAGATTACTCCAAGAATTATGAAACGCTTTTGCGTTGGATCTATAATCGCCCTCTCCACGTTAAACCTGAAATAGGAAAAATGCCAGCATTCCTTGCAGAGGATAATAATGTAAAAATCTCATCCGGGATAACCTACAGAAGAGCAATTCAGTCTATTAAAGACTTTAAACCCAGCGCGCACCTTGATGTTGATTCTTATTACGAAAACATTCTTGATGAACTTAAAAAATTCAAAATGACTTCAGGTAGATCTGAGGAAGAAATCTTAGATAACCTAGAGTGCTTACTTCCGTTGAGAAATGAGATTTCACGAATTTTTGATTTGATAGCAAGATACAATCCATCCGATGAGATGATTAATGTTACCACTTCATTCTTTGAGAAACTATGCAATTACTTCTACCCCGATGATTCCGCTAATTCTTATTACCAATCAGATTATGATAACTTTAAATTTATAGCACATGAATCCTTTTTGCTTCTCATCTCTTCCTTTGTGCGGAATAATCGATTTGAAGAGTGCGGAAAGATTTTACAGAAAAAGTATTACATTCATAGCAAAATGTATTCAGACAGCAAGCTATTTGGATATGGGGTCCTTTACAACCACTTAGAGTCTCTAGAAAGAATTAATAAAAAAAATGAAACCAGATGGATCTCTTATCATTCAAACCTATTAAAAGAAAGATGCGAGAGTGAAAATGAAAAGTTTTCATACTTAATCCAAGCTGATTTAATTTGTTATATTATTAACGCCTTTAGATTTGAAAAAAACTATCGTAACGAAGATTACTGGTATCCTTTCACTTTGATTTACCATGGCCGATTAGGCAGAAGCCTTGAAGCCTTCGAAAGAGCTGCAGATAAAACCTACTTTGAACAATTCAAAAAAATGTTCTCACCAGTAGGGAACTTATTTTTTGATGAATTGGCAAAAAAGATAAGGGATGAAAGAATAAAAGAGCCTAAATTCGATCATGAGAGTGTAAATATCCTCTACCTCATAAACTATGAAAAGTTAAACACTTTATGATTTGTTGTAATCAGTCTCTGAGCCAACGCAACAACGTTTCATAAATTGTATTTTCCACATCACCGTTCACGCCTAGTAATAGGCGTTCAGCATATTTCACCACCGGTCCGCGGCGGCTTACCCGGTCCCGCAGGCCGTAATGGTGGACGCGAGCCAACTTCTGCACTCCTGGCACAAAGGCAACCTCAGCGGCGTCTTCGCCTGCATACGCCTTCAGATACTTCGCCGTTTTCAGCTTCGCGAACATGCCGCGACGTATGCGGCCCTTTTTGCTGCGGGCACTGACGCGGCGCGGCTCCCATGCGGTGCCGTCCGGGGAACGTTGTGCTGTGATGTTTGCCTGCTGAATGCGGCGCACGTCGCGCGCCACCTCGCGCAGCATCTTTTTCCGGGCTGCCGGTTCCAGCTGTGAGAGAAGCGCAGCCAGCCAGGCATCCACTTCATGCAGTTCAGCCATGCTTCACCGTCCAGAATTCCTCCGGCG